AAAGTTTTGTGGAATAGTGATATTTAATATTTCGTTATCTATATCTATTTCCATATCACAGAATATATGCCAACCGTTTGAATCATTGGCTATTGGGCGATATATATGAAATGCTTTTCCAGTTTGGTATTCATTATTTTCTTTTCCTTCTGCGTGATAAACAGCATAAGACCCAATAACATCTGGGTCGCAACTAGCAAATTCATTGCATCTTTCTTCGTATGTTGGTCCGTTTTGTTTATGGAATGTTAAACCTTTTGTTTTGATTGATAGTGGGTAGATATTGGTTGTAGGCTTTTCATCTAGTGTGATTTCAAATTCAAAACCTTTTCTATTGTTTCTGTACCACCAATTAGCGTCAGTTCTAACGCCATCTCGTATCCAGTCAACATCTGTATGTAAATTCTTAACAGTATCCCATACGGTTTTTTCGGCAACAGTATATTCGGTATTGTCAATTTGAACATTCATAAGTTCAGCAAATTTTTCAATAATTTCATCTACGATTGTATGGTCAATATTCGGATTAACAGCCTGTAAGCCATACGCATATTCATTTCGAACATCTTTTTCTACATCTGGTTTATAAAAATCGTAACACTTGTTGTATTCGCAGTTTATATTTATATAGCACGCAAGCACTCCACGAGCGTTTTCGGCTGAATGAAACTTAACTAACCTATCGCCATCTTTAAAAAATAATTTAGTCGGGTGTTCTTTTTGATATACTTTGACGCCTTTTGATTCAACTACAATCTTTATTGCGTTTATCCATACATTGTTAATGTAAGGAACGTCATTATGTCCATATTGTATGTCGATATTATGCAATCCTTCATCAACATAATAAGGATTTGCAGATGCCGAATAAGGTGAATAAATCCTACATACTGGAACCTTGTCATAAACAGGATAATTTCTTCCATCGCCATAAGTTGATTTATCAGCATAATTAAAATCTTTTGCATCACCGTTTTCATCTACTTCCATGTATCTTCTTGTTGGCATTAAATCAAAAACACATATACATGGCGGGCATACATAATCTGCTATGGTAATAGTTTCTTTAAGTGTGTCCTTAGGTAGCGTACGCATGACTTCATATTCGCTAGATGCTTCTGTTGGCGATAACTGACCATTTTTAACTACTCGTCTAATCTTTAATGGGGTATAAGTATTCTGTTGGTCTATTGGATAAAAAGTAGCTGTTGTGCTGTCTTTAGTCCAAGTTACAGTTTTGCCATCAAAATCAGCTGTACCACCGTCGTCAATTACGCCAACACTAAAATTAACCTCATTATCCCAGCGTTTTACTTTTACTCTAGGATAGAAATCAGGTTGTTTTTCATCTCCAACAACCGTTTCAAATTGGTTGTCTTCAAATACTATTGTGTTGTTATCGTTCATTTGGGAAATATTTCTCCGTCTGGGGTTATGTGTCGGCACAAGATTGAAGTATCAACTAAGAATGGATACTTCTTCTTACCTATTTTACCAAATCCACTTTTAGATAAGTAGTCGCCATCGATTACACGTGTGCACCATTCTAGGTCTGATGTTCCGGTAGTCGTGTTAAATGAACCTGTTTCTTCATCAAACCAAACCTTCTCTGGGTTATCAAACACCCTGCGAGTCTTAACATCACCTGCCATATATTCTGGCGAATCATCCCACATTGTCTTTAGGAGTCGGCAGTTAATCAATAGAAAACCTGTTGGTACGCCATCAGCCCAGACTTGGTCGCCTAGTTTCCAGTCATCGTAGAAACTTGTACCTCGACCTCGGTAAATTAGTGGCTCGCTTGGGTTAGACTTGGTGTAGTACAGTCCTGACACCACAGGTACATCGTTTTTCATGTGTTGATTGACCTTTATAAACCCATCTGGTGGTGGCATTGTATCGTCTTCTATGAGTAGTAGCCATTCAAACTGATTAGCTAGGGCTTCTTTGACAATGATATTCTGTGCGTCAGCTATGGTATAGCGGATAGGTATAAAGCTATTCATATACTGCGTGTACTGGACCATCCCCCAATTAGTAGGGATTATCTGACCGTAACGTGCGGCAACCCATTCCATCCTGACCCTACCTAATGTTGGTGTGGCAACTAGGATGCGTTTAATTGGTTGATAATTAGAAGTCTTGATTTTAGTGTTATACTCCATAGCTCACATCCTCTCTGCGTTTACGTAATACACATTCTAAGTTACCTGTATGATTCCAGTTTAACTGTTCAATAGCCCAAGGTTTTGGTTTGTAGAAATTATAAAAGCCTGACTCGTGTAGTGGGTCAAAATAATACATCGTAGCTTCAGTGATACCGTTACAGTGCGTAGGGTCCTGCCAGAAGCCAGGAGAGCCTGCGTAAGGCACTACAAAGGCGAACTGACCGTCATACTTCAGCACACGCCAAATCTCGTTCATAACATCTAAAAACACCCCATTAGCTGGATTAATGTGTTCCAGCACGTGGGATGCTACTGCGGTTAGGACTGATTCGTCTTCTAACGGCCAAGGTGTCTTTTCTAAATCGTGGACTATATCCACACCTTCCAGTTTTAATTTGTCTATACCAACAAAGCCGGGGTGCTTGCTTGCACCACAGCCAATATCTAATCGAATACCCTGTTGTTTATTAAATTGTTTCATTTCCCTCCTAAGAGAATATAATGTCGTAAGTTGCGTTAACGTTCTGGTTCGTAGCTACTGCGCTAGAAGCAAATGTGTTACCTGCGAATAGTGTACCAGTTGAGCTTGAATTAAACAAGCCTATGTTTGATACATTAGCAGTTGCAGTTACAAAACTATTAGCGGATGAGAAAGTGCCTGTAAATCTGACAGTTTTACTTGATGAGCTTGTTGCAGCAGTAACAGCTTGTCGTTTCTGTACTTCACCAGCAAGTGTGGTATCAGAAGCAGCAGGAACACCACCAGTACCTAAAGCAAGGTGTGAAACTTGTTTAGAACCAGACACAGCACCAAGTGCTTTACATAAGTAATCGTTAAATCCATCGTTAGTTATCTGGTTTCTTTTCCAACCAGAATCACCAACAACCTTACCCTCTTCGGTAAGTTGTACTCGGAACATTCCTTTGATTTTTAATTGGTCGTTCATATATCTCCTATTATACACTAATTATAAGTTAGATTATACATTAATTATAAGTTAGGCTAGCCCTATTATCCCAGACTTGCGTGAAATTTCCACTGCCAGCCCATTGAATTATTAAACCGGTAGCAACATTTAATCTTTTTATTCTCCAAGTAGCAGCAGAAGTAGCTGTACCAGGCGTTGCTTCACCAATATATATCATATTTGTTGTAGTTGTATCATCTAAGCGCTTGTAATAAACAGCACTTTCAGTTGAAACAGTTCCAGATATCGTAGCGGTTGTTTCTAACGAACCACTAGGGTTTACTTTAACATTGTAATAAGTTCCACCACCTGTACTAGACCTACCTGCAATAACAGACCTGTTAAGTCCTGCTAGGGTGCTATCAGTAATTGGGTGGGTCATTGTTAAAAAGTTACTGGTTGAACCAGCAGCCCAACAGGCTGTTTTGATAGAAAGTATTCCAGCACCACCACCTGTCTTTTTAACATCTAGTGTTATAGGCAGGTTAGGGTTTTCTACTGTAGGCACTGCTGCGGTGTTAGGGTGTTTAATCTTATGAAATACTACCCACTCACCATCTGGAGAGAATACTTCAAACAATATTGGTGCTGCACCTAACCAACCAAAGCGTATTCTGAATAGGTTGTCTTTGGTAAAATCTATGGCTTCCGGTGTGCCGTTACGTGTATAACCTGAACCAGTCTGTCCAGTAAGGGTATCTTCGCTAAAACTTGCCTGTGCAGTTGTAACATCTACTGCCCCACTACGCTTAGTCACACCAAATGATGTGCCTTCATAACCTATAAAGAATCCGTTGTTAGTGTCATATAGACCAATACGTTGATAAGAGTTAGCAATGCCTGTAGTAAAGATAGCAGTAAAAGCTACAAAGGTTTCTGCGTGTGGTCGGTAAGTTACCGAAGTACCTGTAACTGCCTTAATACCACTGTTAGTGTTAGTACCTGTAGTGAATAAGGCCTGCCCACCTGAATTACTAGCATCGCCACCTACTGTTTTAGTTACAGTTAAATCACTGATAGCATCTGGGTCAGTTGTACTGAAATCTACTTCTACCTGGTTATAACGAGAACCACTAACAGCACTACCAAATAAGTCTTGGGCTACTAAGGCAACAGGGCTTGAAGATTCCCCGACATTACTTCCATCTGGGTTAGTAACCTTAACAGTAGTGGGAAATTCAGCAACCGGAAATACAATGTTGCGTATAGCTTCAGTCGTCTGATTAATTGCCGACATTAAATCGGTATTATCTTGAGTGGGAATGACTGTTTCAGGAATTACAATCTTAGAAGGTATTTCAGAGATTGCTTTTTCAATGCCTTTTAAGTCAACTGGTGTTGGTGAAACACTTATGCTGGGAGCTAATTTGAGGCCCTTCACGGCCTTTTCTAGGTTTTTTAGGCTAGATATTACATCTTTGGTTTTATCGTTGTTTAGAACGGCTTTATTTGCGTCAACGATTGCTTGTTGCACATTGCGTAAATCTTGACACATCTGGTCATAATATTCAGATTCATCGCTTTTGTCCGAAGCTGTTTCGTTGAGTTTCTCAACCGCACCAATAAGTTCGGATATGCCTGTATCAAGCGATTTGACAAAATTGCCAGAGTTCGTAGCGTTGACGGTGATAAGTTTTTCCAATTTATCTACCATTTCCTCAATATCTTCAGACTTTGCCAAGTCTTCTGGCATATTGTTGACTTCAACACTTGTAAGATACTCATGCATAAATTTAACTAACTGTTTAGCGACCTCAACGTTAGTTTTGTTTATAAGGTCAGTCTGCTCCAGCATTTTGTCTTCTTGCTGGAGTTTTGAGTCTTCTTCTTTACGCTTATCAGCAAGCTCTTGACTTGCTTTGATTATGTCTTCATACATAGTTTAATTATACTCTACCGAGCCTAATCACTTTTACGCCTGGTAAATCAGGTGTAGAACCAAACGGGTCAATAACTATCGAACCAGTTGGTATGTCACCTAGGTCATATCGGTGGTCAGTTGCAAGAAAAATAATATGTGGGTCGTCTATTTCTAATGCAGGACCATCTATGTATGGGTCATAATGAGCAAACGTTATTTCACGGTCAGATAATAAATTAGCAAGAAGGATTGCTGGTGAACCAGTAGTAATATTTGTTTCTGGTTTGAATGTTTTACCTAGTATTAATATAGGTAATTTTTTCTTTTCGTGTTGTGTCACAATTACGTCAACTAACCATTCAGTATGTGCTTCACGAGCTTTCATCAGTGCGGTGAATATATCATAAGAAAGATTAGTTTGCTTGGCTACCCAGCTAAGTGCAATATTGTCCCTTGGATGACACCCTCCACCATCACCCATACCGGCTTTTAAGTATTTGTTAGATATGATGCGTTTATCAGCCATTGACAATGCCTTATAAATATCATCGACATTCATTCCTAGTTTCTCGGACATTTCCCCATAAATATTTGCCAAAACGGTCTTCATTGTGATAAAAGTGTTGTAAAAAACCTTAATTCCTTCGGCCGTTGAAATATCGGTCCTAAAACACGGTTTATTGGTCATACTTGTAAATAAGTTTTCTATTGTGTCACCTGATTCTTTGTCGTTAACACCAAGTAATGTAAACTCTGGGTTTAAGAAATCATTTATTGTGGTGCCCATCGCAATAAACTGTGGTGTATATACAAGCCGCACCAAGTCACCCATTTGATTAGCTTTATCTACTACAGGTTGAATGCTACGTTTAATTGTTCCAGGAAGAACTGTGGATATTATGCAAATAATCTTACGTTCACCAGATGTTTCAATGGTGTGGATAACATCATAGGTTGCTTTGAGTAAGTGCCGGTAATTAAAGTCAGCTCTGGCTCGAGGCAATCTAGTAATACCTTCAAAACGTGGGTCGTGTGGTGTCTGCACTGGAATGAATATAATGTCGCTTTTCTGAACAACTGCTTTAAGATTCTTTTCAAAACTAATTTTAGTAGATTTAAGTAGTTCTTCAGCACCCTCCTCACGATATGGTATCTTACGTTCTTCAATGTATTTTTTAACTTCAGGATTGGTATCATATCCACATACTGTATGGCCTTTGGATTCTATTGCTAGTGCTACAGGTAATCCAAGTTTTCCTAATCCGATAAATCCTATTTTCATAAATTCTCCTTTATCTTTTCGATGTCTATCTGCATTAATCTTTGTAATTCATCGCTGTAATGAAGTGGGCTTGTAATCTTATAAGCAGCTTGTGTTTCTCGTTTGGTACTGTCATCTATTATATCCCTGTGATGTTGTATGTTGACGCCATCAATATATGTATGAATGCTTAGTATGTTTGCGATATCCTGCACCCAGCTGTCATTATGTGGTGATAGTGAGAAATGACCCATAGCTTGATACATTTGACGGCTTATTATCGGGAATAGATTATTCTGTTCATTCTTGTCAAAGTTTATTACTTCTGGAGATATGGGTGCGTGTAAGAATTCAGTCCAATTAGGTGTCATCATTTCAGCGTCGTCATTCCACAACATCAACCAATCACCAGATGCCAGTCTAGCAAGTTTATTGTAGTATTCGTGCAGTTTATGATATGTGAATCGTTTGCCTATCACAAAGGTAAGATTATCTTGAAGTATGCTCAAATACCCAGATAGTTGTGCGTCATCTATATCAACGTAAGCTAATATTTCAACATCATCACCAAGTGACTTTATACTTTCATAGAACATTACTGAACGTTCACGAGTTGGTACTAATACGCTTACCATCTGCGAGTTTCCTTAATTTATCTAATCTGCGCTTGAATACTTTGCCATATCCCCTATCAGTCATAGTCTTAATGTAGTATTCAGGGTAGTCTTCCCAATTATCTATAGTCCAAGCTAATTTAACAGTTGAATGACCAAATTTCCACTTAGCAGCAAATATGTCAGCACTTAACTTTACATCTTCTTGAGCAGTAGGAATTTCTTTAGTGTGTGACCAGGGCGTTGTGTCATATTTGATACCTTGTGCCCATATTTCTTTACGCATTATCATTGTGCCACCTATGTTCCCAGGGTATGGGTTATAAGTCATACCATTTTCATATTCATCAAACCTGTCCGCTTCAGGGTCATTCATTGGCCCATAATCTAATCCTAACTGCCCTAATTTAGGTATCTTGTCAAAGTATTTTTTGGCAACTTCTGACCAGCCATCAGCAAATGCCATATCGTTGTCTAAACGCATTAAATGTGTGGCTTCTGGATAAAACTCCAAACCTTTAGCCCAACCAAAGTTAGCCGCCGCACCGGGATAGTAATTTTTGTCATTTAACAACAAATAATTAATTTTGCCTTTGTTGCTTTGCATTTCTAACCATTCTTTGGTGTCATCAGTTGAAGCATTATCTACTACTACCAAAAATTGTGGCACAGTCACCGTTGATAAATAATTTTCTAAAGTTTGTTTTGTGTAAGCCAATCTATTATGTGTAATCATCACTGTGAGTAATTTCATTTTATTTTCTCCCAAATGCCTTCAGGGTCTTCTAATACAACTTGCCCATAATCAAATCTTTTATAGCCACGTGTTATTAATTCATTGGCTTGTTCCCTTGTAACGTGTATTCTATCTTCTAAATCGTTATCTGCATAAAGCTCAATTAATTCATTATATCCTTGCTGTTCAAACATTCGTCTTTTACTGATATTAATATATTCTTTTATAACATGATGCCCATTATTGTTGTCTTTGCCACCTTCGTGCGTCATTTTACGCTGTCCACAACTCATAGAGCTAACCATAATTGGGTTATTTTTAAGATACAATGATAAGCCAAATGTAATATCTTGATATCCATAAACCTTAGAAGTATCTTTTACCCATTTGGGTTTTACGAGTAAGTAGTCGTCTTTAATTTCTATATTCCACTCTACATCTGTTCTCCAATATGGTTTAGATAAAATATTAAATACTTTTCTTTGTACAATGGTACATCCACATCCTGTAAAATACGCTGCCCCATAAGGGTCACGATAGATTGTTCTAGATGGTACATCTATTAACGGATAATCAGATGCTACTATTGTCCAATTATTTTCAACCATTTCAGATATCATGTGTTTTAAGATACCTTTGGTAAGTACCATATCTTCTTCGACATACCACAGGTGCGTTACATCTTTGTCTTCTAGTGCTTGCTCAGTGACAATATTAAAACAATCAGGTATAGGATTTGCGTGTGACCAGTATATTTCCCAGTCAGCGCCAAATGATTTAAGTTCTCTAAGTATCTCATCTACTGTTTGCGAATAAACCGTACCACGGCTAGGCAAACAGACTGCTATCTTCATACCGCCCTTAAAAAGTGGTCTAGTGCTTGTTTAGATATGCGGACACGTCTATCACCCACTCTTATTTCAAAGACTTGTCCTTTCTTACAGTGTTCGCTTAAATCCCATAGGATATCTATATAATCTTCATTGCCGCCTAAGGCTTTGACCCGACCACGTTTTGTACGTAGCACTTCACCAAACTTTGGTAAGTCCCGGGCTAATTTTGTTGCGTCTGTTGCTTCTCTTGCCATTGCGCTTATAGTACAACCAAAAAAGCACCCTGTAAAGAGTGCTTTAATGGTTAGCTAATTAATCTTAGCTTTCAAGAGTTACACGTACGCCGAAAGCGTCACGTAATTCTTTAATACCGTAGATGGTGTGGCAAGCCACTTTCCAACCTAGTTTGTCAACGCTGTATTCAGCTTCAACTTTTGGAGCAACCTGAATGGCAGCTACGAAAGCATCGCGGTGGAACATTACGTTGTTAAGAAGGTCAGGGGTACCAGCAGTGGTAGTAACCTGGCTAGTCATGTAAACGTCAACGCCGTAAACATTAGCTACTAGACCATTGTTACGGCCAGCTTGAATACCTTGCTGTCCAACTGCGTCGTAACGAGTGAACTTGTCAAGGGCTCGAAGGTCAGCCATAGCTTCTGGGTGGATAACGAAAGCACGGTTTTCACGTGGAACGTCACCAGCGTCTAGAGTTTGAATAGCTGAAATAACATCAGCGTCTTCAAGAGCTGCACCAGCTGAAACAGTCTGTGATAGACCGGTAGCTAGACCAGCGATTGAGCTGTCAATAGCCTTAGCCATGGTGTAACCAGCGGCTTCGGTGTAAGCAGCACGAAGGTCGTACTTGCTTTGAGCTTTAACGATATCTTCAACAACGAAAGCAAAGTATTTGTGCTTGTCGATGTCTAATTGTATTTCTGATTCTGTTGCTGCGTCAAATGTAACGTCAGTACCAGCGCTCTTATCACGTGCAGTAACTTCTGCAAGGAAAGGAAAGTGAACTTTGTCACCATATTGGGCAACATCAGCATCAGCTCTCTTAACGAGGTCCGCAAAAACTAGATTAGCCTTAACGTGCTTCTGGATATCAGCGGCCCAAACTTCTGGTACGAATACGGCAGCGGTTGTTGGGGTAACATTTCCCATTGTTGTATTCTCCTATTTGGTTATTAATGTGTTTAGAGTCTGCCTTCTGCTAACATACTGTTAATTGTGTCCTGGTTGTCATCAAACCATTGTGTATCACCGGATTGTAATTTTTGTTGCATTATTTCTCTGGTAATTTTAGGTGTTGATTGAGTTGGGACACTAGCAGCAGGTGAAGCAACAGCAGCTCGTTGTTTGTCCGCAAGTTTTTCTAAAGCCTCCCGACCGCCTTGCGCTTTGACATCATCTTGTTTTGCTAACGCCAATAAAACAGAGAAGTCACCTGTAGTTTTGGCATAAAGCCCAAGCTCAGGTTTGCTTATAGCGATTTCGGCCATTTTCTCATCATAACTACGTGCATCAGGGTTTTCCATGTAGAAGTTCTGCAGGTTTAATTGCGTCTTCACATTTTGAACTTCTGAATACACATCTAAGTTACCATCTGGGGTGAATTGATATTCAGTTCCAGGTGGCACTAATTGTTTTTCTAATTCTGATTTTGTCTGTGTAGTTTCGTGTAGTTTCTTTTCGGCTTCCCGATAAGATTTAGCGAGTTTTTGTACTGATTCAGGGTCTTCTAAATTAAGTCCCTTACTCTCAGCCCATTTAGACAAATCTTCATCATTAGATGAGGTGGCCTCAGTCGGGCTGGAATCTTCGGTTACATTGCTTTCCGCCTCTACCTTTGGTTCTACTTCAGGTTGTGTTGATTCGGTGCTTGGTGTAGGAGCACTTTCAACGCCGTTAGTTTCTTGAACACCAGTTTCGGTTGTGGTCTGTTCTTGTTCCACGATATATTCCTCGTTTAATTATTAATGTACTTGCCCTTTTATTATAGCACTTGTCAAGAGTGTAATTTGTTGTCGGTAGCAAGGTCGATATAGGAGCGGAGTCGTCTAAGGCCCCTAGCTTCGTAGATAGCGTGTAGTGAAATTTGTTCTTCATCAGATGCTAAAGCACGTTCCATTGCTGATTGTTCCATCTCAATAATCTTTTTATATAAATGCCGACCACCATCAGATTTAAACATCGATAGGTAGTTGGCTTTAATCTTTTGGGTTTCTTCTGACTGTGCCATTTGCCTACATCATAGCAGGGGGAGTTGTAGGTTGTCCAGCACCCATAGGTGGCATACCTGCTCCTTGTGGTCCTTGTACAGGAGGATTAGCGGCCATCATATCACCTTGCATCGGTGAGCCACCTGGTGCAGGCGGTGCCATTAATCGTTCGGCTTCATCCTTGTCTAGCTCGAATACACGCTCCATAATCGTTTTTGTTAGTTCAGTCTGGTCTATTAACGGATTCTGAGCTAAAGAGCTGTAGAGAGCCTGATATCGCTTTATATCGTCTGTTTGAAGGCGCTTTACAGTTGATTCTAGTTGTACCTTAGCTTCGTAGTTGCCATAGAACTCATCAATGTTAATTGATTCAAAGTATGTACCTTCTGGGCCTACAATTCGTACTAGGGCACTAGGCTCAAGGTAACGTTGGGCCATTTTTAACCAGACATAAGCTAGGTATTGGAATCCTTCGTTTTCAATTAAGGTAAGTTTCATTGAGAAGCCGGTCTGAGCTGATTGTACCTGCTGTGAAACTTCAGTAGCGGTAATGTCTGCATTACCTCGGCCTTGGCCTACACCTTTAACAACCTGGTCGATACCAGTGGCTTCACGGATAGATTCTTTAATTGCGGTGCGTTCTTGGAATACTTGGAAGTTAGTTACTGGTTTGTTGATTGGTTCGATAGCACCTTGAGGTAGGGCATAAACTGCACCAGGTACGGATTCGATTTGGTCAGCCATGTCTGAGAAAGCTGGGTCAACACGCCACATCGAGTTAAGTGAGTAGGTCATGTTATCAAGTGATTGGTTGATTAGGTCGTTTAGGTATTCCTGTTGGTCGATGTTTACTTCAACTTCACCTTTTCCGTAGAATAGTGAACCATCTATGTCATTGCGTTGCACAATAAATGGGAAGCAACCTAGTTCGTTCTTTTCGTCACGTAAGACTGCAGAGCGGTTACCAACGGTGATGATGCGGTCTTTGGTCCAGTATTCAATTACTTCAACCTGTTTAGACTCTGCACGATTAACGGTAGAGCCCATAAACATATCTTTCTTATCTTTGTCAAAATCTTCGTCATCGGTGGAACCTTCCATATCAATCTTATCAAGGTTCTGATAGAGAGGTTTGAATTCACCAGTAGCTGGGTCTAATACCTGGTATGAGGCTAGTTCTTGTTTAGAAGCAAGGAAACGTCGGCCCATATAACGTGCATCGGTCTGTGCACCTGGCCTGGTAGCCATAGGGTCAACAAAGTAATCCCTTAAAGGTTGGTGATATATCTTAGGTCGGTTGATATTCCAGTGAGTAAACATAATACCTGTACCATATACAAGCATATCTTTAATCCAAGGTATTACAGTAAGTGATAAATCATTAGCATCCCACCAGAAATCCATTAAGGAGTTAAGTACACGGGTATCGGTACGCTGGTCAGGACGGGTAGGATAGAACATAAACTTAGGTTTGCCTGCGGTAATGTTTGCAAGAGCGGTGCGAATTGACGCATATATCATCGGGTCGGTTAAATCAGCGTTACCATCGTAGGATTTCTTGACACGTTTGCTGTTATAGACGTTCCAAGCGTCTTCCCAGGTATCCCAATAGTTAGATTCTGCGTAATCGCGGTGTTCAGAGAATGCCGATACAACAATATCGACAGGATTTTTCTTTGATTTGTTATTTTCTGCCATATTCCTATTATAAATCAACAATTAGAAGCGAATTACCTTTTTTGATTTACCCTTTTGGTAGAATTGCGGCTTATAGACGGTTGCACGGTTATTATTCTGGACGGATAAGGCTAGATATCTAAGGGCATCTAGGGCGTGGTCATTTTCTTTTATAGGAATTTCTGGAGCGTTGCGATTTTCTTTTTCTTCTGGGTAATGATAAGACTCAAATTCAAAGATGAGGTTTTTACAGACGTTAGATATGAAGAGTTTAGGACGACCTGTGCCTTCTAGGACCTTTAATCGGTCGTTAATTGCACGAATACCAGCGATAATTGAGTCTTTGACCTTCACACATGGAGTGACTGGTAGGCCTGCATTGTTAAAGTTACCTATTTCTTGGGCGGCAGCGGAGTCGCCTAGGATAGTTGAGAAGCGATTATGGCCCATTTTGGTTTGGATGATGTTAACAGCCTGCTCGGTAACGAGTTCAGTGGCGTATAATTCGTCATATATCCACCAGTTATCATCCTTATCGACAAGTATGAAGACAGCAGCCATGGGATTGGTGTAACCAAAGTCGATTCCTAGTATATGGGTACCAGCTTCGGGGACATCATTTGGTTCAACAACGTGTACTTTTCTATCAAACTGCTTATAAACCAGACCAGTCATCTTTCTAAACTCTGCCATGTACTCTTGGTAGAACTCATCTTCACGACCTTTGGCGATATAATCGTCACGTAATTCGTCTATTTCGGTGTCGGGGATGTGGGGGTTGTCATACGAGGTGGCGTGGGAGTAGAAGTAATTGTCGTGGGTTTCGGCATATTCACATAAATCATAGAAATGATTAAAACCTTTAGGAGTGGAGATGAAGACCGACCAACCACCACTATCAACTAGGGTAGGACGTAGAATTGTTTCCCATACAGTTGGTGACATAAAGGCGTATTCATCTAAGATTAGTCCCTTGATACCAGCACCACGTAATGAATCTTCGTTATCAGCGCCCTTGAGTTCAATCACAGAGCCATTTATGAGATGGATGGTGAGTTCTTGTTCATTCTTCTTCTTAATTACTTCACGAGGAATGGATTGGGGGATGACTTCTAACCAGTAGATATTTTTGGCCTGACGGTAAGTCGGTGCGACAATCCAATATCGGCCAGGCTTACGCATGGCTTCTATTAGGGTGTGGTTGATTGCAAAGACTGACTTGCCGGTACGTCGTCCCCAGTTAAGAACCTTAAACCTCGCCGGGGATTGATGAATCTCTTGCTGTTTTGGATGAGGTGTATATAGGGTTAGTTCTAATTTACTCATATAATTCTTTAATATGTAAATTTTGTTCTAATTTAGACATTGCGCTTATTCTATACCTTTCTTTCGAAAACTCAAAATTCACTTTCTTTGTGAAGGTAACAAAAGTGAAAAATGACTTTCTTCGTGAACGCAACATCCACGAAATTTTAACGGAGGCCCGGGGAGGGGGGGCTTTCACCTGTTCGCTTTTTGTTCGGTAGCTGGCCTGGACTAGGGGTGCTGGGTGTTATTGTGCGACATTAAGGGTATTGTATAAAGCTATACTTTACTACCTGTTTGGCAATACTTGACGTAGTCGCACAATGATTATATCGTAACTTTTATATAACCCCGCGATTTTTGGCACTTCTTTTACTTGCTAACCTGTTGCCTATATCTTGACAATATAACTAGCATATTGCCTATTTAGTGCTATTTGGCAATTGTGGGCTATTCGTTGCCTGTTTGTCCGTTATGTCGGCCTGTTCGTGTGCTATGGCTTGCATAGGTTGTGAGTCACCTAGTCGGAGAATAATTTCGGTGGGTTTGTCCTGTTCGGTATCTGTAAAGAGTTTAAGATATTTGCCTAGTAGTTCATAAGCTCGTAGTTTGTCGTTGTCTCGTTTGCTAGTGTCTGCAATAGTGCTTATACCTGATAGCACATATGTAGGGTTTATTTTGTCTTTAATTAGCTTGGCTTGTATGGCCTTTTGTATGTAGGGATTTGTGAGGTTGTCCGAACCTATTTGTCGCAGTGTTTGGTAGTTTGTATTATAACCGGCTAATTTGGCGCTTTTGGTAGCGTTGCCAGTCTGCAAGTAGTAATCAACGAACCTTTGCTGCTTGAGTGTTAGTTTTTTAGACATAATCACATAATACCATATGTGGGTTTGTTATGGTTTGCCGGCCGTCTGGCGCCGTGTTCGGTTAGTGTTCGTATAACTTTCATAATAAAGATTATTAAAAAAAGTTTATAAAAAGCACTTGACAAGCTATAACGGCTTAAGCTATAATATAAGCATAATTAAACAAGGAGGCAAAATTGAAAATATACAGACCAGACGGCAGTTTCATAACACGAGCCGAGCGCGAGCAAATAAAAGCGCGTCGCCGTGATATCAAGCAAGCAATAGTTTTGGCCGTAGTGTTTGGCGCAATTATAGCGCTAGCACAACTACTGCCGGCATAATAATAATTAAAACAAGGAGCAACAATGGAGTACCAGATTATTTTTAGCACCTACAACAACAAAACAAAACAACAAAAGACTAGACTCGAGCTTGAGCGGGACTTGGTCGAGCTTGCCAAGCAAAACGACTTGGCCGGCTTTAGCTTAACAGACCAGCTCGGCTACTGGGCGGGCGAGCTTGAGCAGTCGCATATTTTAACGCTTTTGGATGTGAGCAAGCAAAAGGCGTTCGGCCTTGCCGAGCAAATACGCGACAAATACGAGCAAGAAGCCGTTATTGTCCGACCTGTAAAGCAAGTAAATTATTTTATATAAGGAGTCACAATGAAGCAATTCACAATAAACAACTACACCGCCGAAGCGTGGACGGAGAACACCCGCAACGGCTTTAGACATCGAGCCGAGCTATATAACAAGGCCGGCGAGCTAGTAGCAACCGCCAAAATAAACTACTACAACAGGACTTGGGAGGCGTTCGAGTATGAGTCTGTTTTGCATAAGCTTATAGACATTAGCGAACTGCCAAACAAACAAGAGGCAATCAAGCAATTGAGCAACAAGGACGACAACAAGGCGCTAAACTTGGCGCTAGCGTTTGGCAACCTTATAAGCGAGAGCGACAACGACCGCAACGAGTGGCGAGTCCGTATGTTAAAAGCGCAATTCGGCGACGGCTTGAGTTTGCCGGACGACTGGGACGAGCTAGACGAGGCAACCAAAACAAAACGACTCAACAAAATTGAACAATTATTAAAGGAGGTATAATGCTAAACGAATTAATCACAATGCAAATTGACAACTTGGTCGAGGACTTGCGAGCGCTTGGGTATGATATAAGCGCCGAGCAAATACAATATAGCTTTTTAGACCGTGAGGAGTATTTATATATACCGAGCGACGACATCCTACCAAATGCCAATGTGCCGGCTAGGTTTGGGATATATCGAGGTTATGGCGGAGGCGGTGTGCATACAAGCGCGCAAATAACGCAATTACACCGACTCGACAAGCGTAAGCAAGCAAAAGCGCAAAAGGCGCTAGACCTCTTTGCTAAATACTTTTGGCAAATACTCGACGATATCGACCGAACGGCCGAGGAGGTGAACGGACAAGCGCCGGAGGTTTGGGAGTCTGTAAAAATATAACCGAGCTACAATGAAGCACCCGACAAGCGCGTCGGGTGTTTTGTTTGTATCTTGACAACATAAGCGAGCTACAAGCCGAACCGAGCCGGCAAGTAGCTACATTTTAGACCGCTTTACAGGCCGTATAAGCGCCGTTTTGCGCCGGCCGATATATATATCACCAAGGCCATAATATAGCAATGTCGCACAATGTTCGGATTTAGGGGAAAAGAGGCGTTTGTTTTTTGTCCCGTGAATAGTACAAGTCCTCGCGCGCGCGTCGTGGCTTGACTCAAGTCCTCGCGCCGGTCGGGGTGTCGTGTGAAGTTTTGAAGTGTTTGGCCGAAGTTTTAGCAATATAAAAAAGCGAAACCTAG